CGCTGCTCGCCGCGACCTGTTGAAAGGTTGCCCCGCCGCCCTGTCGGGTGGCGGCGGGGCAGCACTACCCGACACCCGACCATGAATGGAGACCCGATGAACAACGACACAGATCAGCCTCTCAGCCCGGACACCCCCGACGAGGCGTCGGACACCACCGATGGCGTCGTGACGGACGTACGCGGCTCCCACATCGCCCTCGACGCGATCCCCGCGCAGCCGGACGATGCGGATCGACCGCTCGGCCCGAGCCCGATCCAGGATCGCACCCTCAGCATCGACGACGTCTTCAAGGCGTCGGACGTGCGGGAGGAGGAGTTGGAGGTCGCAGAGTGGGGCGGCAAGATCCGCATCCGCAGCCTGGGCCTCGACTCGATGCGCCGCGTCAACAGCCAGAGCATCCAGCCCGACGGCACGACTGACCTCCTCGAAGCGATGGTGTGGATGGTCATCGAAGGGTGCGTCGACCCCGCCTTCGGCCCCGAACACCGCAAGGCTTTGGGCGAGAAGGGGCTGGACGTCCTGTCCAAGATCAGTGATGCGGTCACCGCCCTGTCGGGCATGGGCGAGGAGGCCATCTCCAACGCGGAGATGAGCTTTCGAGCTGCATCCGAATCTGGCGTTTGACCACGTCCTCGCCCGCGACCTCAAAATGACCGTCAGAGAGTTGGGGCAGCGGATGACGGCGGGCGAGTACCTGCGGTGGAAAGCGTTCTATGCGTGGGAGGCGAAGCAGCACGCCGAATAGGCCCGCCCCTCGCCCGCCCGCGTCCGACTAGCCGCCATGCCCGAATACGAAGTCGGCAGTCTCTACGCCCTGATCGGCGTTGATAACAAGCCGTTCATGGCCGGCATGGCGCAGAGCCAGGCGGCGATGGACGCGACGGCGAAGAAGATGTCGGCGACGGCCGCGAAGACGCAGAAAGCGACCGACCTCAGCATGAAAAAGGTCGCGAAGGGCATGACCCGCGTCGGCGCGTCGATGTCGAAGTGGGTCACCCTCCCCGTCCTCGCCGCCGGAGTCGCCAGCGCGAAGTTCGCGGTGGACTTCCAGAAGCAGATGGAGATGGTCAGGACGCAGGCCGGCGCGTCTCAGGCCGAAGTCGACCGGATGAGCAAGGCCGTCCTCCGCCTCGCCGCGTCGGGGAAGGTGTCGCAGGGGCCGGACGAACTCGCCAAGGGCCTCTTCCACCTCGAATCGGTCGGGTTGCGGGGCGCGCAGGCGTTAGACGCTTTGCACGTCGCGGCGGACGGCGCCGCCGTCGGCGGGTCGAACCTCGAAGACACCGCCTCCGCTTTGGCCGGCGTCATCATCACCGGCATCAAGGGTACCCAGGATTACTCGAAGGCGATGGGGATCCTGAACGCCACCGTCGGCGCCGGCAACATGCGGATGCAAGACCTCGTCGACGCCCTCAAGAGCGGTATCGCGCCCGTCGCGAAGACGGCCGGCATGAACCTCCGATCACTCGCCGCGGGGTTGGCGATGATGACCGACGAGGGCGTCCCCGCCGGCACCGCCGCGAACAGGTTGCGGACGGCGATCTTCATGATGACGAACCCGACGAAGAAGGCGCAGGGCGTCCTCAAAGACCTCGGCCTTACCACAACGAGCTTGGGCCATGACTTGCGCCAGCCGGACGGGCTCATGGTCGCGATGGAGGACTTGCAGAAGCACCTCCAGAAGATCCAAGACCCCACCAAGCGCCTCGCCGCGCTCGGCGAGATGTTCGGCGGCTCTCGGTCGGCCGGCACGATCGCGATGCTCCTCAACAACCTGTCCCGGTTGGGGATGAAGTATGACCAGATCGGCCGCACCGCCGGCAACTTCAACAAGGACGTCTTGAAGACGCAGGAGACGGCGTCGTTCAAGCTGAAGGCGGCGTGGAGCCAGTTGCAGGCGGCGATGGTGAAGGTGGGAGCCGTCGTCGTCCCCATCTTCGCCAGCATCGCCCAGAAGGTCGCGTCGGCCGCCGCCGCGTTCTCGAACCTGTCCAGCGGCGTCCAGGGCACGATCCTCGTCATCGCGGGCGTCGCCGCCGCCGCAGGCCCCGTCGTGTTCGTGATCGGGAGCCTCATCAAGCTCTACCAAGGACTCGCCGCCGCCGCGGGCTTCGCCGGCAGGGCGATGGGCCTCGCGAACGCGGAAGGCGTGGGCGGCGCGGCGAAGCTCGGCCCGATCGCAGCCATGAGCGGCGAGACGGCGGCGGCGGGGGAGACGGCGGCGGAAGGCACGGCCCTCGGTGGCGTCTCGGCGGCGGGCGTGTCGGCTACGGGCGTGATGCTCGCCCTCGCGCCCGCCGTGGCGGCAGTGGGCGCAGCGATGTACCTGAACAGCCATGTCGCCGACGTCCTCTCCGGCGCATACCAGCGCGCGCAGGGAGCCGTAGCCGGCCTCTCCGTCAGCGAGGGCCACCTGAAGGATGCGCAGAACCAGGCGACCGTCGCGAGCCACCAGAACACGGCGGCGCAGCACGGCGTCGAAGCGGCGCAGCACCAGGTGAACAAACTCGTGAAGGATGGGCAGAAGGGGACGCTCGTCTACAAGCAGGCCGTCGACCAACTCAACGCGGCGCAGGACACGGCGCGGACGGCGTCGGCGAACAACGCGCTTGCCCAGGCGAACCTGAAGCGGCAGACGGCTGCGACGGCGCGCGAGGTGAAGGCGTCGAAGGACGCATTTGACCGGCTGACCGAGGCGACGAAGAAGCACCTCCAGAGCGTGAAGACCCTCAACGCTGCCAACCAGACGGGTGACACGATCAGCCGCGCCAGCGAGCGCCAGTCGGCGTCGAACACCGCCGTCATCCAGAACTATGCGTCGAAGATGGACACGCTGTCGCAGGCGTACACCACGTCGGCGCAGAATCTCAGAGCGTCGAACCCGATTCTGGCTGCGAACAAGGCGCACATGGCGCAGGTCGCGGCGGCGGCGGCGAACGTCGCCAGGCAGATCAACGCGATCCCGACGATGAAACAGATCAACCTCGACATCCTCATCAACACGGAGGGGAACGCTGCGATCATCGGCGGCGGCCCGCACGGCACCGCCGGCAACCCGCACGGCGGACACGGCGGCGGTGGAGGCGGCGGTGGTGGGAAGCAGTCGCCGACGTTCATGCGGCCGACCTCCGTCGGCGCGACGGGAGCCGCGATCGTCGCGAACGTCGTCGCGAACGCCCGCGCAGCGGCTCCCTCTGGGGCGGCGGCGTTCGACCGGATCATCGCCTACATCATGGCGAAGATGCGCAAGGCCGTCGGCAAGTATGGCCCGCAGACGGTGCAGGAGTTCCGCAACCTGGGCCGCCAGATCACGGATGCGTTCGACGCTCAGACGGCGAAGATGCAAGCCGCGCTCGACAAGCAGTTGAACGGCATGACGGCCGCCGGCAAGGAGTTGCAGGCTCTCCAGGCGGCGCATGACGAGGCGGCGCGCCAGCAGGCAATCACCGACGCGCGGTCAGCCCTCGCGCTCGCGCAAGCCCAAGGGGATCCGGCGGCGATCCTCGCCGCGCAGCAGCAACTCGACGACGCCCTCTACGCCGAACAGGTCGCCACCCTCGAAAAGCTCGACGCGGCCGAGCAGAAAGCCCGCGCGAAGAAGGTCGCCGCCGAGAAGGCGGCTCTCGCGAAGCAGCGCGCCGAGCTGAAGCGGCACATCGAGAAGGTGCTCGCGATGCTGAACCGCGCCGAGCAGCACCACGCCTCCAAGAAGCGCATCAAGGCGTTGGAGACGCTCCTTCACAAGCTCCTCAACGAGTCTGGCGGCGGCGGAGGCAAGAGCGGCGGCGGCGGCAAGAAGGCGCACGTCGCTACTGGCGGCGGGATCGTCCTGGAGAAGGGCGCGATCGAGAAGGGCGCGATCATCGCCGTCGGTAAGAACAACCGCGAGTTGCAGGACTTGATCGCGGGCGCGCTCCTCGCGGCGGCGAAGCGGAACCCGCAGGTCGTCGGCGGCATCGTCACCTAGCTAGGCCTACCCGGCGGCTTCCACGTTCCGACGTGGGGGCGTGGCATCGAACATCACGATCCCCGCTACCGGCACGGGCGACGCGACGCCGAAGGTAGCCACCGACCAACTCGGAACCGGTGAGCACGCCCAGTACGTGAAGCTCATGGACGGCACCGTCGGCGGCACGTCGAAGGCAGCCGTCGACGCGCACGGGTTGAACGTGTCGATGGTCGCCAGCGCCCAGGCCGACGGCCACTCCGCGTCTATCGGGTCGACGACGGACGCCGCCGCGACCACTACGGGATCGGTGATCGCCCAGCTCCGGCGGATCGCGAACCTCCTCGCCGGCACCATCGGCATCTCGGGGACGGTCACCGCGAACGCCGGCACGGGTACGCTCGCCACGTCGAACGCCGCCTCGTCTCAGGCGGATGGCCATTCGGCGTCGATCGGCGCGACGACGGACGCGGCGGCGACGACGACGGGCAGCGTCATCGCGCAACTCCGCCGCGTAGCGAACCTCCTCGCCGGGACGCTCACAGTGTCCGCGGCGAGCCTCCCGCTCCCCTCGGGCGCGGCGACGGCGGCGAAGCAGCCCGCGCTCGGCACCGCCGGCACTCCCAGCACCGACGTCCTTACCGTGCAGGGCGCGTCGAGCGGTACGGCGCTCGCGACGACGCAGACGCCGAGCACGAGCGGCGGCTACCTCATCAACCGCCTCCTCGCCGCCGCCTCCACCAACGCGACGTCGGTGAAGGCGAGCGCCGGCCAGGTCTACGGCTTCTACCTCTATAACAGCGCCGCCTATACCGTCTTCCTGAAGCTCTACAACAAGGCGTCAGCGCCGACGGTGGGCACGGACACGCCGGTCATGACGATCCCCGTCCCGGCCGGCGGCGGCGCGGTCGCAGACTTCGACGGCGGCATCGCATTCGGCACGGGCATCGCGTTCGCGGTCACGAAACTCATCGCCGACACCGATACGACCGTCGTCGCCGCGAACGACCTGGCCGTCAACCTACTTTACAAGTAGGCCGGCGTGGCTGTGACGCCCGTCAAGATCGGTGGGGCCGGGTCGACCACGTCGGCGCAGACGAGCATCGTCGCCGCCCTCACAGCTGGCGCATCGGTGGGCGACCTTGTCGTGTTCATCGCTTCGATCGGCACGGCGAAGCAGGGCACCGTCCCGACCGACACGAAGGGCAACACGTGGCACCTCATCGCCCAGCCGCAGAGCGGAGTCGCCGCCGTCTGCAACATGTGGTACAGCGTCCTCACGGCCGCGTTGACCACGAGCGACACGATCACGACGACGTGGACGGGCAGCGTCGCGCGCAGGGCGTGGACGGTGCTGAAATGCTCGGGCCTCACTAGCACTCCGCTCGACCTTAGCGGCACCGCTAACGCGGCTACCGCGACGAGCCTCAGCCTCACCACCGGCTCGGCGATCAGCCAAGCCGACGAACTCATCCTCGCGGCATACGGCTGGGACGAGACGGCGCTCACCACGAACGCGGTCATGTCGGCCGACACGGGTTACACCGTGATCGACCAGGAGTTGGCGGGTGGGGGTGGGACGAACCAGATCGGCGTCGGTGTCGAGTGGCAGGAGACGGCCGCGGTCGCGACGGTCACGGCGTCGCCGACGATGAACGAGGCTTGCGCGGGCCTGGCTGGGGTGATCGCGACGTTCCTCGTGGCCGGCGGCGGCGGGGGTGGCGCGACGCCGCATCCGCTGCTCCTCGTCGGCGTCGGAGGCTAACCCGTGAGTCTCCTCACCCTCCTCGCGCCCGCCGGAACCGGCGGTGGTGGCGGCGGCGGGATCGGCACGCCCTACAACGCCAGCGCGCCGTTGGCGAACGTGAGCAACGGCAACACGTTCACCATCACCACGACGGTCACCGTCCCGCAGGGCGACACGCTCTTCCTCGTCTGCGCCACCCGCGGCACCAACCCGGCAGTCGTCGCCAGCATCCTCGGGGCGTCCGGCTCGTGGGACATCTACACGAAGAAGCACGCGACGAGCTCGCTCGGCTCGTCGATCTGCCGGCTCGTCGCCGGGGCCGGCGGCATCCCATCGGGGACTGTGCTGTCGGTGACGTTGGATGCGGTGACGATCCGGAAGGTCGCGATGCTGCTCGGCGTCCCCGGCCTCCTGAACGCGACGGCGGACGTGTCGATCGGAGCGAGCGGCGGCGCCGGCACACCCGACACCGGGAGCTCGGCCTCCACGTCGCAGGCAGTCGAGTTCGCCGTCGCGTGCTTCTCCAAAGTCGCCGCCACCGCCGGAGAATCGGGCTCGCCCGACACTGTGCATGGCACCTACACCGAGTTCCTCGACCAGGTAGCCGGCGCGGCGACCTATGGCTATGGGTATGCCGAGTGGCAGATCCTCGCCGCGACCGGCTTCCAAGAAGCCACCTTCACGCCCAGCGACCTGACCAACAACTGGGTCGGCCTCTTGCTCTGCTTCAAGGGCGTGACCGGGTCGCCGCCCGCGAACACCGTCCTCCCCGTCCTTTCGGGCACGCCAGCGGTGGGCAACACGCTCTCCGCGTCGCAGGGGTCATGGTCGAACTCGCCCACCTCGTATGCCTACCAGTGGCAACGCTCGGCGACGGGCGTCGGATCGTGGGCGGATATCGCGAGCGCGACCGCACCCTCGTATACGTGCAACGCGATCGACGCCAACAACTTCTTGCGCTGCACCGTCACCGCTTCCAACGCCGCCGGCCAGACGGCGGCTTCTTCTCTCGCGACTGTGAGGTTGCCCGTGCCCCCGACCACCAGCTACCCCAGCCTGATCGTCGAGTGGTCGCCGACGACGAATCCCGGCGCGACGCCCGTCTGGGTCGACATCACGAGCCTCTGCCGCTCGATCTCGACGCAGCGCGGCCGGCAGGACGAAACCGGGTCGGTGCAGGGCGCAACGATGACGCTCATCCTCGACAACTCGTCGGGCGCCTTCGACCCGCTCTTCTCGTCAGGCCCGAACTTCGGCAACGTTCTCCCCATCCGCCAGGCCAGGGTCAGAGCCGTCTACAACGCCGTCACCTACCCCGTCTGGCGAGGGTATATGCAGGCGATCAACCCGCAGTGGCCCGACCTCACCAAGAACGACCAGGTGGAGGTCGACTGCGTCGACGCGTTCGAGGCTCTCAACTTGGCGGCGATCGACGGTCTCAACACCGTCCTCGAAGACTCAGGCTCTCGCGTGGCGACGGTGCTCGGCTTCGTCGGCTACACCGGAGCCACCTCGCTCGAAACGGGCATCTCGCAGATCATCGGCGACTTCATGCAAGGCTCGGCCCTCAGCCACCTCCAGGATGTGGAGACGACCGAAAACGGGATGCTCTTCGTCAGCCGCGACGGGACGCTCGCGTTCCAGAACCGTCAGCATCGCATCCTCCACGAACAGACGAGCCAGGGCGTGATCGGAGACGGCGGCGGCAGCGAAGTCGGGTACAGCAGCACCGACCCGGCCTACGACACCGCCTTCATCTTCAACGACGTCACCGCGACGACGAAGGACGGCATCCCCGCCAACAGCTCAGACGCGACGAGCCAACTCCAGTATTGGAAGCGGAGCCTCCCCCGCAGCCTTCTCATCGCCGGGGTCGACGAAGCCCAGTCGTGCGCCGATTATCTGCGCAGCCGGTATGCCCAGCCCGTGCTCCGCTTCCCGACGATCACGATCAACCCCGCCGCCCAACCCACGATCGCATGGCCCTTGATCCTCGGCCTTGAGTTGTCGAATCGGGTAACGGTGAAGCGTCGCCCGCCGCACGGCGGCACCATCTCGGTCGACTGCTACCTGGAGGGCGTCGGCCACACCATCACCCCCCAAGGCTGGCAGGTCACGCTCAACCTCTCGCCCGCATCGAACCAGGCGGTGTGGGTGCTCGGAGACTCGGTGAACGGCGTCCTGGGGTCGACGACGGTGCCGGGGTACTAGGCCTACCCGCACAGCGTCGTGTGCCGACTGGTGGGCGTGGAGCGTCCAATCATCACGCGCGCGCGGGTCGGCCACACCTTCGCCTCGCTCCTCGCGAACAACTGGCCCCCCGGCGTCCCCGTGTTCCAGCCCGGCCTGCCGCAGGACGGCGACCCGAAGGCCGCCGTCCTCGTGAACCACGGCAGGTGGGCCGCGTTCTGCCCACACTGCACCGGGGCATCGTTGGCCGACCCGGCCGACCACCGCTTCTTCTGCGTCGACTGCCTCAACATGCATGTCGACGGCCGCGTGATCTATGCAAGGTGGCCGAAGGACTGGCAGGAGATCGAACAGCGCCTCCTCCTGCGCCCCGACGCCGACACGCGTAACTGGATGCCCGGCGAACGCCTCGCCGACCTCGACGCAGAGAACATCGAGCACGGGCTGGTGAAGGCGTAGTGGCGTGGACAACTCCCATTTCCTGGGTCACCGGATCGGTCGTCACCGCCGCGCAGCTCAACCAGCAGCTCCGCGACAACCTCAACTTCCTGTTCGACCCGCCCGAGGCGCGCATCTTCAATGCTGCGGTGAGCGTCGCGAGCGGTACCGTGCCGGGCGCGTTGAGCCTCCCTACCGTCGTCTGGGACAGCACCGGGTCGACCATGACGAGCGCGGCGGGGAAGATCACCATCCCCCTCGCAGGGGTCTACGAAGTGAACGGCGGCGGCGTGTGGGGAGCGTCGGCGACCGGCGTCGTCAGGCGTCTCGGCTTCCTCTACCCCGGCCCGACGAGCGGCGGCACGAGCCTCGTCCAGAACTCGAACAACATCACCGTCGAGCAGACGGCGAGCGACATGACGAAGTTTGCGGCGAACGACACCGTCCAGCTCGCCGGGGCGCAGAACTCTGGCGGCGCTTTGAACCTTACGAACGCCGTCCTCATCGTGGCTTGGGCGGGGGCAGGGTGACGCTCACCCTTACCCTCGTGGTGGTTGCGCTCGTCAGCGCCGTCGCCACCGGGTACGCCTACTTCCGCAGCTCGGCGGTGAAGGTGTGGGAGCAGAACTCGGAGGCGTACCGCGCTCGCGTCGAGTTGCTTGAGAAGCAGAACCGCGAGCTGGAAAGCAAGTTGCGGTGGATGGAGCAGCGCATCCACGAGCTCGAAGCCCGTCCGGATTGGACGCAGGTCGTCGCCGTCGTCGGCGTCACCGAGCGGAACATCATCGCGGCGATCAAGGAGATGCGCGCCGAGATCACGACGGAACGCACCCGCGTTCACCTCAAGGAAGGTGAGAAGAATGGAGCCTGAACTTCGCCGGCCGACGACCGCCGTCATCGTCGCCGGGGTGAGCATCGTCCTCCTCGTGGCCGCGTTGATCTGGGGTGTCGCCCAGGCCCGCGACGCGGCCGAGAAGGGCTCCGTCGCCCACGCCGCGCTGTGCATCCAATACGAGGCGTACGTCGCGCAGCGCGCCCAAGGCGAACACCTGCTCGCCACCCAACATGGGCGGCTGATCCATTACGCCGGCCTCGCGCTGACCCGGTCGGCGATCGAGCGCAGCGTCCGCATCGAGACGACGCAGATCAACGCCCTCGCCATCCTCCACTGCTCGAAGTGAAGCAGCTCGCCACGCTATGCGAGTGGTGCGGCCAGTGGGTGATCGGCCGCGGCTACCACGTCAACGGGCGCACGTTCTGCTCATGGGCGCACTACCTCGCTTGGCTCACCCGTCGAGACAGAGGCCGCTAGGCCTACCCCGCACTTCCGATGGTTCCGACCAGGGGCGTGATGACCCGACTCGGAGGTACATGGTGCGAACGCTCCACCTGACCACGCCCCACATGCACGACGGCGGCGACAAAGACCACCCCGACGACGTCTCCCACACCCAGCGGCTCTTGCATGGCAACAGGTGGGGCCGGTTCTACTTTGGCCGCATCGACGGCGAGTACGGCGAGGCATCGAGCCACGCCGCGTTCGACGCGAAGATGCACCTCGGCTACCGCAAGGCGGTCGCTCGGAAGGGTTCGTGTGGCGACCGCCTCCGCGCCTATCTCGGCGGCGAAGCGAAGCTGCCGCTCCACTATCGGGCGCGCCGAGCGTTCCGGCTCCGCGTCTGGGCCGCCCGTGCCGCGCGCAGAGCCGTCGGCGAGCGCATCTACGCCGCGGCGGCGGGGCAGATCGGCGAGACGGAACACCCCGCCGGGTCGAACGTCTGCAAGTTCTCGACGTGGTACGGGATGGTCGGCCCGTGGTGCGCCATGTTCGTTTCGTGGTGCGGCTGCCAGGCGAAGAGCAGAGCCTTCGTCAGGGGTAGCCGATGGGCGTACGTGCCGTACCTCCTCGACGACGCCAAGGCGCACAGGAACAACCTCGCCATCACATCGAACCCGCGCAGGGGCGACCTCGTGTGTTACGACTGGGACGGCGACGGGGTTCCTGACCACGTCGGCGTGTTCGAGGGGTGGGTGAGCGGCCAGCCCGGCATGTTCACCGCCATCGAGGGCAACACGAGCCTTGAGACTGACCCGAACGGGTCGCAGAGTAACGGCGGGATCGTGTGTCGCCGCTCTCGGGTGCGGAGTCTCGTCTCCGGCTTCGTCCGGGTGCAGGCTTGAGGCGACACCGCATGGCGGGGTGTACGTGCCCGACGTGTGAAGGCCAGCGCGCCTACCAACGCCGCCCCGAAGTCCTAGCGCGGCACGCCGCGAATGAGCGGCGGCGCATGGCTCGCCTCGACGAGATCGCACACGCCCGCGTGCTCGCCCAGAAACGCGGCCAGAAGCGCAGAGCGGCCGAACGCCGAGACCAGCAACTCTCCGACGCCCTCCAAGGAGGACACCTGTGAGTACCGGCACCCGCCGACAAGACCATGACCGCGCCGACGCCTACGACGCCGCCCGGTCAGGCATCAACCTCGAACTTCGGAAATACAGCCGCCGCCTCAAGGCCGCCGCCGAGGCATTCATCGACGAGGAGTTCCAGCGCCACAGCGCGGCCGGCCTCCTCTTCGACGCCGACACCGTCGCCGTCCAAGCGCTCGAACACGCGCGGCAGATGTACGTCTCGCGCGAGGCGATCGACGCGCCGGCCTTCGAGGAAGGCGACGTGGACGCCAAGGATCGGCGGAACACGCCGATGACGCCCGAGGGCTTCTAGGTGCTCTACAAGCTCCGGCCGATCCAGCACCCGCCGCGCCCCACGCCGCGGCCCGACAGGCCCGTCCAGGGAGTCCCGCGCCTCCCCGCCCTCCCGGCGCCGCATGAGAAGCGAGTGCTGGATTTCGACATCGAAAACCGGCCCCTCTCCTACCGCGGCTACGACAAGACGAGCGCAGAGGTGACCGCCATCGCGTGCCGCTTCATCGGCGAGGAGGAAACCCACGTCTGGCTGCTCGGCGTCCACCGCGTCAAGTCGATGCTCGAAGAGTTCCGACTGCTCTACGACGAGGCGGACATGGTGACCGGCCATTTCATCCGCCGCCATGACCTGCCGATCCTCAACGCCGCGCTGATCGAGAACGGCCGGCCGCCGCTCGCGTCGAAGCTAACGTCGGATACGTGCCTCGACCTCGTCCGGTTCTCCGAGCTCGCCCGGAGCCAGGAGGCTCTCGGAGCGATGTTGGGGGTGGAGGCGCCGAAGGAGCAGATGACGCAGACGGATTGGCGCGAAGCGAACCGCCTGACGCCGGACGGGATCCGCCAGACGATGCGGCGCGTCGTCGGCGACGTCGACCAGCACATCCAACTCCGCGCCGTCCTCCTCGAGCGGGGGCTCCTGCGCCCGCCGAAGATGTGGAACCCCGGCGGGTTCCGGGTGGCGGCATGAGCCAACTCGCCGACATCGCCGACGATTTCGAGCGGATGGTGACCATCGCTGTCGCCCACCTCCAGCGCGCCGAGGCGTCGGCGCCGGATGAGTGGTCGCGCAGGATGGTGGAGTGCGCCACCTTCAACGCGCGGCGCACCCTCCCCACCCACAAGTCTGCCCTCGAACAGCGAGAAGGGAGGTGAAGCAGATGCCCTTTTCCACTCCCAGCATTACGGGCGCCCAGATCATCGCGCTCGTCACAGCTGCCCTCGCGACGGCGACGTCGTTCGGGTTCAGCCTGAGCGCCGCGCAGCAGCACGCCGTCCTCGCCGACGTCGCGCTCGTCGTGGCGATCGTGTTCGGCGACGCCGTCGTCCGGCACGGCCGCGCCACCGGCAACGCCAACCGCAGCTAGCCGCTGTGTGGCGGGACACAATCGTCCTGCGGTATGGTGCCCGTTGGCAGGAAGCGCAGGGCCAGGGGCACGGCCTGTCGGGCAGGTGTGAGACTGCGAGGGACGGCGCCGAGGGACACCACATCGCCACGGTACGCCGCCCCTCGCACCCCCTCCCTCCCGCTGGAGTGCGCCTTCGCATTGGGACGGCTAGCCGAGTATACGGCCAGCGGCCGGGACGCGCATCCGCGAAGAAGGTTGCGCGCCCCGGCCTCTGCTAGGCGAGTGAAAGCCCCGCTGGGCGGGCGAAGCGATTCTCGCCTTCCTCGCGGACAGTCTGCGCCACATGCTCCAAGTAGCAGCGCGTCGTCTGATCCGCGACGAACTCGGCGGCTCCATAGTCGAGCCACTTCGCGACGTGATGCCACTCCTGAAGCCTGATCCGAGCCTCGTGTTGCGCGTCCATCATGCCCCCCAGCATTCCGGTTCGCCAGACGATAGCAGGCGCGGCGGAACGCGCCTGCGAACCGTGGTCGTTGGATGACTGCGCGTCAGAGCGCCCACACCACTCGTGCCCGGTCGCGAGGCGCGCCGCGGCCGTTGCGGATGGTGACGCGCGCGACGACCGTCCGCACCAACCCCTGCCGCTCCAACAGGGAGAGCTTCCGCCAGTCGTGCGCCCACATCACCGCCGGACGTTCCGCCAGGTCGTCGAGCCGGGCCTGCGCCTGCTCTCTCCGCTCGACCAGGCGCAGGAGTTGGCGTTCATACTCCTCGACGGACAGGCTCCCGATCAGGTACCGCTCGTCGCTCAACCTGTCGATCGCGCGCGTGGCTTCGTCGACGCGACGCTGGAGGTGTGGCCGGTGGTCTCGCCCGCGGTGCCGGCCCTGGTGCGGCATCCGGGCCGGGTCGAGGCGACGCGCGACCTCGTCCTCCAGGTAGGCGTCTAGGGGGTCGGCCGTGATCTGCGCCGCCGCGTCACACGCTCGCGAGTGGCGATAGGCGGTGCAGCGGTACACGCGCCGGCCGCCCGAGGTGGCGCGCGCCATGTGGTAGTCACAGCCGGCGCAGACGACGAGGCCAGACGCGAGGCCCGTCCCGAACCGTGCGAGGCGCGCATGGCGCGGATGGAGCGCCTGCACCTGCTCCCAGACGGGGCGCGGGATGATAGCTGGGTGCTGCGCCTCGATGAGCTCGTCGCCCTGGCTGACGAGGCCGGCGTAGAGAGGGTTGCGGAGGATGTTCGCGAGCGTCGTCTGCCCCCACCGCGGCTCGCCGCGGGGGCTCGATATGCCCATCTGTTCGAGGCGGTCGCTGATCTGCCGCCACGACTCGCCCGCCAACCGGCCCCGATAGATCCCCTCGATCACGGCCGCCCTCTCCGGGTCGATGCCGGTGATGCTCGCGCCGTCCACGACATAGCCGTAGATGCCGCGGCTGACGTGCGCCAAACCCCGCCCCCGGCGGTTGGCGTGGACGCTGGCCCATTCCTCGCCGATGCGTTCCGACTCGAACTCGGCGAGCGCGAACAGCATGTTCTGGAGGAGCTTCCCGCCGGCCGTCGACGTGTCCAAGTCTTCGGTCACGCTGGCGAGGCCCACGCCGAGCGCTTGGAGCTCGGAGTACCGCGCGGCGGTGTCTTTGACCGACCGGCCGAACCGGGTCAGGCGGTAGACGGCGACCATCTCGAAGTGGCCGGCGGCGGCGTCCTGCATCATCCGCTCGAACTCTGGACGCCGTACGCCGCTCCGACCAGACACGTCGAGGTCGACGTACCACTCGGTGATCGTGTAGCCCCTGTAGGCCGCCCACGCGGTGATCCGGTCGCGCTGCAAGTCGGGGCTGAGGAAGCTGTCGCCCGACCTGCCGCCGACCTGGCTCACCCGTATGTACCCGGCGGCTTTACCCCGATTGGGGGATTTTGGGAGGGTTGACTGTTTACGCGTCATCCTCTTCGGCTATCGTAGCCCTAGCCACACGTCTTCGGGGTCACGACTGGCGGGTGGGACACCACAAGTTGAAAGGGCACAGTGTTGCTCCAACTCGCTCTCCCCCGTACTGCCTTGGCGTGGGCCGCCACGCTCGTCGCCGTCCGCATGATGCGCGGCGCGCTCCACCTCTTCCCAGCCGCGAGCGAGACTCGCCAGCTCTGGCTTGGCGTTCTCGACCGCCCCCCGTTCGAGTGGGCGAACTTCGCGACGGCCGTCAGAGCAGAGGTTCGGGCCACAGCGGCCGTGCCGAGCGGTCTTCCCGCTTGCGACGCCGCTGACGCGGCCCCCGCGTCCTAGGGCCGTCCCACCCGCTAAACAGTTCGGCGGCCTGATCCGGTGCGGCCTCGAAGATCGCCACGGCGTCGACGTACCGCTTGAAGTAGGCGGGGTCGACTTCGAGCAACTCGGCTAGCCGCTCGATCTGTTGGGGACTCGGCATCTGTTTGCTCTTCGGGTTGCGCCAGCGGCGCAGCGTCTCGAAGTTGCGCTTGCTGAGCGCGCCGTCTTCGGCGGCCGTCTTCGGGTTATCGGCGAAGACGACGCCCCGTTCGGCTGATAGGTCGGCGAGCTTCGTAAGCGTCGGCTCGCCGCCCGATCGGTAGAACTTCTCGTTCTGGGCGAGCGCGATGTTCAGGGCCACGTGGAATGGCCTGTCTGGCGTGTCGGGCAATGTCGGGTAGCCCTCCGGTATTGCTCCCCCGTCCGTGGGCGAGCGGCGGCACAAAGCGTACACCCGTATCCGGACGTACGCAAAGCGTAGCCTGCCGCTTCTGCCCTCGGCTGCCGAGGATCGTAGCAGATCCACCGATGAAAGGGGTAGGCGCGACGTTCATCCTTGCGCACGTGTGTTTTTGCGGCTATGCTGATCTGGCACCGCGACGAAGGGACACCACAATGACGCGCAACGAATGCCTCGCGCTCCTCGCCGGAGCCGGGGCAGCCCCCCAACGAGTCGTCCTCGACTACGCCAACGCGAAGGACGAGGACGCCTACCGCCGCGCCGTTGACGCGCTTGACGCGCTCGGCATCCAGATGCACGCCACGTGGAAGTACGCCGACCAGGAGACGATCCAGGTCTGGCTGGGCGACCACCGCGAACTGGTGTTGCACGGCCCGCCCCGCGTTTTCACCCAGACGCCGATCGAGGTGCTCGCCAAGCGCACCATCACGCCGACCTACGTCGACGACGGCGCGATCGTTCCGTCGCCGGACGCCGCGTAGTGGACGAACTCAGAGACGTCCGCGACCCGGCCACGAAGGCCGCGGCCGACCAGATGAAATCCGAGGCGGGCGACGCCTTGCGGAAGAGCCTCGCGTTCATGCTCATCACCCTCGACCCCGACGGCACGCCCCGCCTGCGAGCGACGGCGACGGCGACGCTCTCGATGGGCGAGACGGCGAAGTGGGCGCGCGGCATCGCGTGGGGCTCGGCCAAGACAATCGCCACGCTGGAGAAGGGCATCGCCCTGTCGATCAAGCGCCACGAAGACGAGGCGGCGTGATGGATCCCGTCGAACTCCTCGACCAAGCCGCCCACGACCGCTTCTACGCCGAGTTCTGCCGCCTCGTCGACGCGCGGATGGAAGCGGCGGAGCAGCGCGACCGCGACGACCAAGCGGACGAGGAGGCGGCATGAGCGACCTGACCGATCGTCAGATCGAGATGCTCTCCCAGCCGCTCGACACGCGGCGTGTCCGTCAGCGCGAAGGGTCGGGCCGGCAGAAGCTGTCCTACCTCATGACGCACGACGTGAAGCGGCACGCCAACCACGTCTTCGGCTTCGACGGGTGGTCATACCACGTCGCCGACCTCCAACTGATCGCCGAGGAGCCCGTGAAGAAGGGTGACCGCGAAGGGTTCCGGGTCGGGTATCGCGCGATCGTCGAAGTCCGTGTCGGCCAGGTGCTGCGCGGCGACACGGGGTACGGCGACGCGCTCGAATACACCGGCAACCGGATCACGCCGCACGAGCTCGCGTCGAAGGAAGCCGTGTCGGACGCGTTGAAGCGGTGCCTCGCCTCGTTCGGGAGCCAGTTCGGCCTCGACCTGTACGGCGAGGATCCCGCGCCCGCCAAGCCCGAGCCCGTCGAGCAGCCGTCCGACGACCAGATGCGCGAGTTGATCGCGAAGGCGCAGGCGCGTGGCTACGGCCGCGACACGATCAGCGGCTTGCTCTCGAAGGAGCGGGAGACGCACGGCCACTACCGCCAGTCGTGGTGGGACGAGCAGATGACTTTCCTCGACACGCTCGCCGTCAAGGACGCCGCATGACCGGCTTCAAGGATCTCCCGCGTCCGAAGGATGCGACGCCTGCCGCTGCGCCGCTGGGGAGCGGCGCGCCGGACGCGGGAGAACACCCCCTCCTCGCCCACGCCCCCGCCGCGCTCCGGCCACGCCTCAGCCAAGTCATCGCCGCCGGCAAACCCTACCCCGACATGACGGACGAGGAGAAGCAAGCCGAGGCGAAACGGCTCATCGCGGCCGAGGACGCGGAGCTTGCCCGGGGCGAGCAGTTGGGCCTCTCGTGAAGATCCACATCGACTACGGCGAGGGGCGCTGCCCACGCGGCGGGAAGATCCAGTACGCCACGCCCGCCAAGGCGAAACGCGCGAGCCGCATCCCCCTCCCCCACGACGACGGGCGAGCCAGGCGCGTCTATCGGTGCCCCTACTGCCTGTTCTACCACTTGACCCGCCAGCCACAGCGAGAGGAAGCGGCATGAGCACAGGCGCACCGATCAGCCGCACCGCTGCGATCGCACAGCTCCAAGAGTTCTATGAGAAGCATGGCCGCTCGCCGTCGTGTCGCGAACTGAAATCTCCGAGCGCGTCGGGGTGTCCGCACACGCGGACGCTCACGCGCCTGTTCGGCGGCGAGAAGGCGGCGCTCGAAGCCGCCGGCCTACCGCCACGCCCGCGGAACGTCACGCCGCCGTACAAGCCGCCCAGAGACCCGACGCTCACCCCCCTCGAACACCAGTGGTATGAGACCAGGCGCGTCGTCGAATACATCGAGGGCGCGAACGTCGGCCCGGTCTACTCGCAGCTCGCTTGGCAGAGCGAGGCGTCTGCGCGGCGGTGGAATGCGATCAAGCACGGAGGCCAGCCGTATGCGCGTCTCGACGTCGTCGACAAGATCTTGACGCTCCTCGGCCTGCACATCTGGCATTTGGGCGACCCCGACCTCATCTCCGCCGCGCCGCCTCGTGCGCGCAGCGACTACCAACTCTCCATCGAGGAGGCTGCATGATCCCCGAACTGGCCGAAGACCCGTTCCGCCTCACCCCCGAGGACATGACGCCAGCCGACGAGCTCGGCGTGCGGAACCTCTTGATCGCGTACCACTTGACGGTGGAGAAGAGGGAGCGGTTGGACGCGGTGGCGCAGGCCGTCGCCGCCAGCTACCGCGACCGCCTCACCACCATCGAGGCCGAGTTGGCCCAGATCCGCCAATCCCTCACCAACTATGTGACCGTGAACGGGAGCGTGAGCTTCCCCGACGCGGGCGGGTGCCATCTCACCCACCGCAAGGCGGGGATCCACGTCGTCGACAAGGACGCGCTCGCCGAGTGGGCCTTTGAGGAGGGGATCGTCGAGACGGTGCCCGACATCCGATCGGCGAAGGCCGCCGCCGGCAATCGGTTCACGCGGGACGGCGAACTCGTGCCCGGCACCGAGTGGCGCGAGCCCGACCCCTCGCTGACGATCCGGCGCGCTGCGTGACCAGCCGCGACGCCTACGTGACGCGGCTCTGCGAAGAGTGGATGCAGGCCTGTGGCGACCAAGAGTGCCGCTGTGCGCTCATCCGCACCGCGTACGACCTCGGCCACACCGCCGGCCTGGCGGCGATCCGCGACGAGGAGGCGACACACAATGGGTGATCGCGTGCGTATCGGCCAGACCCGGTGGTACTGGCGCAACTGCCCTAGCGGGATCGAACTCACCACCGACGAGTACCCGGATGGCGAGTATCTGTTTCTCGACCTCGGCCA